TTCGCTTGTAGATCGTGACAAATGGTGATACGTCGTGAGCCACAGCCATGTAGTTGCCGTCTGCTGAAAACGCGACTCCGTAGCCAGCGTTAGTCGGCAAAGTTGCTGGATCAGCCAGCTTGGTGAAGTCGTCAGCGTCCTGCCCATAGATCGATACGAATGGCGATGAAAGGCTCGCCACAGCAAGAAACTTCTCAATAGCCACCGCACTTTCCGCCGCAGCCCGTCTTAGTTTGCGCGCCAACATCACGCACCCCCCGCCAGCCAGCCATAGATCGTGCTCCCGACCTTCGCAAGCTCAATGACCGTGTAGCCAGTCGTCAGCAGGGTTGGTGCAGTACCGCCACCTGTTTTCCATGTAATAGACATGGACGCCCAATTGATCGTGTAGGCGCTGTCGTCGTCCACCATCAGCGTCATGCTCTGCCCACTGGCCCATGTGCCTGCTGTGGGTGTGGAGTTGCCAGTCAAAGTCCATGTCTGGATGCTGCCGTTCGCGGGCGACAAGTCGGGTTCGGTGCCGGTGACGGCGAAAACCTCTTCCGTGTAGCCGTCGTTGAATATGGGGGAGGTCAACGTCTTGTTGGTGAGCGTCTGCGCACCCGTCAATGTCACATCGCCATAGGTCGCGGTATCCAGCGTCCAAGTATCCTCAGCGGTCTTCTTCAGCAAACCAGTCGTACCAGCAAGTGCAGCAATGGCCGTTAGGTCAGCATCCAGCGGTTGCTTGGTATTCAGCGCAGTCTGCGTAGCCGTACTGACAGGCTTATCTACATCGGCGGTGTTATCCACGCTACCAAGCCCAACATCCGATTTCTCAAGAATAACTACACCAGTCTTACCTGCAACACTCTGCACCGGGGCGGCGGCTGCTGCCTCGGCGGCGGTGGTGTACTGCGTGTGCGGGTCTGCCAGCGCGACGTGCGCAGAGACTGCGGCGGCGGCAGCGCCGGCGGCTTCTTTGGCATCCAGGGCTGGCTGCAGGCCAGCGACATCTGCGATGGCGTGGCCATGGGCGGACGGCGGGTAGTCTGCAGGCTTGCCCGTAACACCGGCCCACGGCGCCGTATCTGCGGCCACTGCGGCCCATACTTTTCCGTCACCGTCGGCGTCATAGCGGGACGCCAGCATGTCGCCGCGCTGCACCCACTGCGCGGGGTCTGCAGACACCAGCATCCATTCGCTGTTGTCGTCTTGCTGCCAGCAGTATTTGCCCACGTCCTCGGCCGACACGGCGATGGCCGCGCGTGCTGCGGCATTGGCAGCGCGCCAGTTGTGGGGCGCGTGAATTTCACCTGCAGGGATTTTTACGTGTTCCATTTTTCAAGTCACCTTCACATATTCGCCATTCACCATCACGGGCTCGCCGTCCACCGTGACAGAGCCGACTGGCGGGCCGCTCGGGAACCACGCTTGCATCTGTGCGTAGCTGGCGCGCGCCCATTGCCCGCTCTGTTGCACCAGGAACTCCGCAGGCACGGCGGATGTGGCGGCGGGCAGGCCTGCAATGTCAAACGGCGGCACCGCACCAGCAGCGCCGCCGGCGCCGCCCATGCCACCAGGGCCACGGTCGCCGCGCGCACCCTTGGGGCCGCGCAAATCCACCAGCTCGCCCCACTTTCCACCGGGCTTTTCAAAGCGCAGCTTGGTGCCCTGCCATTCGTGGTCTGGCATGGGGCCGGTGTCGCCTTTGTCGCCTTTGCCGCCCTTTGCGCCGCGCGGGCCTGGCGCGCCTTGGGGGCCGGCTTCGCCCTGCGCTCCGGGCGCACCGTCTTGTCCGTTGCGTCCGTCTTTGCCGTCAACACCTGGGGCACCATCAATGCCGTGGCGCCCGTCCTGTCCGTCGATGCCGTCGCGGCCATCACGCCCGTCTTTGCCGTCTGCGCCCTGCTCGCCTTGCGGTCCGGGCTGGCGCGCCAGCGTCTCGAAGCGCGCGCGCAGGTCGTGCTGGCCTTGGGTCAGCAGCGCGATCAGGTCGAGGTCGTTATTGCGCATCGCCAGCAAACGACAGCGATTTGACAATGCGCTCGGTCAGGGCCAGGCGCTGGCGGTCAAGGTCTGATGTGTCTTTTGGTTCGCGCTGCAGGGCCGCCACTTGCGCCGCGATCAGCGTCGATTCTTCGGCGTCGTCTGGCGTACCCGTATCCGGCATGGCCGCGTTGTGCGGGATGCTATTGGCGTCCTTTTCGCGCAGCCAGCGGGCCTGTTGTTCCAGTACGTCGATGGGGTTGCCGCCACGCTTGCGGATGATCTCGGGGCCGCTGGCGTAGGCGCGGTCTTCCAGCATGCCCCAGGCCTCGGCTTCTTTGCGCGGGTCAATCCACGGCATCGCTGGGGGCATGTAGGTGGCGTCGTCCAGCGTCTCTGGCGCAATGCCAGCGGGCACGCGCAAGGTGCCAGATGCCACGGCGGCGGCGATGAACTGCTCGTACACGGGCCGCACAATTCGCCCGATGAACTCGTTCGCCAGCGTGGCATAGATGGCGTAGCCCTCCACCAGCTCCTGGCGCTGGGCGCTGTAGGTGCCGTCATATGTGCGGGCAATGCTGGAGAACGTGGGGCCTGCACCGGCTGCAATGGCCTTCAATTGACCTGAGCGGTACGTCTCAAGATTCGGGTTCGGGCGGTTGGTGTCAATCATCCCGATCTCTTCACCCGGCGCCAGGTCGTCAAACACCATGCCGGGGCGGAACTTCATGCTGCGCGGGGTGGCATCGGGGTTCTCCGCGTACAAATCTGGCGAGCCTTTTTTGATGTAGGCCGCCATCGATGCCGCGATCTTGGCGGCGATGCGCTCGCTCTCTTCGTAGTCTTTGAGGTCGTCAAAGCGGTTCAGCACCGATGCAAACACGCTAACACCGCGCAATTGCCGGATGCGGTGGGTGTTTTTGAGGTGCAACATGCGCTCTGCCGGTACGCGCTTGGTCTGGCCTGCGCCGGTCAGCAGGGAGCCTGATTCGAGCGGGTTGGCTTTGTAAACGTGGTAGCCGGTGGGCGCGCCCCAGGCGTTGATCTCGATGCCTTGCACTACCTGCGCCGGGGCTGTGGCCTGCATTTCCATGGGCACGAAATCGGCCTCGAGCAACTCAATCGAAAACGGCACGCGGGTGCCATGCTGCAGGGATGGGATTTGCCCGGACACCAATTGCCCGAACACCTCGCCATCGCGCAGCCAGCTGCGGCACAGCAGGCGCTGGGCGCTGGGCCAGTCGTGCTGCTTGGTCACCTCAGGGGCGCGGCACCAGTCTTTCCAAAGATCGAGAATCTGCCGAGCCAACACATCGTCAATCGTGCCGTCTGCCTTGCGCGGTTGAGGCTCAATGCCGATGCCCTGCGGCCCCACGACATTGGCCACAAGGGTATTGAGCACACCCAGCGCCAGGTCGTAGTTTTGTTCCAGGTGCCGGGCCGTTTGGCGCAGCGTGGCCCCGGCGCGCAAGATGGCGTCATTGCCGCTGCCGGTTTCGCGCCGGCCTTTGCGCAACGTGCCGGGCTTGGCCGCCTCGTAGTAACTGAGCACCTTGCGCGCATGGGCACGCTGCAATGCGGCACGGGGGGAAAAGTAGGCCACCAGGCCGTCTACAAAATTGCCCATGGCGTCAGTCCGAGAAGTCGGCCAGCTGGTGGCGCGGGTAAGGGCGTGGCGTGGTGCTGGCTGCGGCCAGCGATGCCGTGATGACGGCGCGCGCCTGCAACAGCTCGGCCATGCTGCGCAGCGTGACGAGCTTGCCGTCCGCCGTGCGCACGGTCAGTTCGCCGCTGGCGATGGCGGAATCAATCGCCGCGAGGTCTTGGGGGGTGAATGCCATGCGGCAAGCATGGCGCGGGGCGCGTGCAAAGCCTTCAAAACGGCTGCACGGATTACACGCGGCGCTTGATGTAGCGGACTGCGCTGTTGATCATGCGAAACGGCGTGCCGTCTGGGTTCGTTGTGCCAGGGCGAGTACCTTTGCTGCCGTATCCGTCAAAAATCAACTCGTAGTTTTTTTCTAACTCTGTCATGTAGAGCTTGGATGGAACACCAGCAAACTCAGTTCTGGCGAAAGCTTCATACTCTGCAAAATCAGTGATGACTTGCACGTCAGGCTGTGGTTTCGATCCCAAAACCAACTCTGCGTTGGCGGTCACATCGGCAATCACCGTGCCGGTCCTAGAATTTGGGTCGGTTGCTGGGGGCGGATTTTGCGGCAATGTCACATTGGTGGCATAAGGCGCGGAAATCAAAACAGACTTGGTGAAACGCCCATTTGCCCATGCGTAGGTTGTCTTGTCAAAATCTGTTGCGCGCGAGTTTCCAGCGCACCCGGTATCGGCCCATTCCTGGAGCGTGATTTTTCCCGGCATTGGCGTAACGCCAAACGGCCTGCTCACATACAAACGGCGCGTCGTCTGTTGCAGCGTTGCTGCACCACCATTGTTCACACCGTATATG